CTCGGTCGTATCCAAGAAACCCTTGTGTTTTTTTAGGTCCGGTAAAGGTTGGCACTTTACCAGTGCCACTTAGTGGAAAAGTATCAAGAGAAATATTTCTTCCATTAATTGTAATGTTTTGGCTTTTATAAAGAATAGGCGTTACTTCAATAATTCGTCTCTTTTCGCTTTGAACAGCGCCACTGGGAGACCTGGGTTCAAATGGGTTTGTTTTAAGAGTAACAGTGTAATTTAAACCAACTTCTGCGTAAGTTGTGGGAACACCGCCTAGAGTTGCGTTACCTGATGATACTGTTTGATTTGCGTCTACTATATCATCTCTAATAACATTTACTGTTTTGCCATTTAAATGCGATAAACCGCCAGCCGTTGTGTTGCTTGGAACTGCTTGGTCAGGTGAAACTGGGTTAGCATAATATTGGATTGCACTATCTGTTGTTCGGTCATCATCAAATATTTCTACAAAGTATTTTGTAGCTCCGCCAATTGTTCTTTTAACAAGAGTGTAAATCGTGTCTAAATCTACAGCTACATCCACAAAATCACCGTCTGTAGTAAACGTAGAAGGAGCAACAATTTGCTGTGGCCGATTTAACATAAAGGCAGCTATAGTGCCTGTAAAGCCCGTAGAAGCTGCCCTGTAGCCTGTACTGTCCAATCCATTTACAATGAGTAACAAATCGCCATCTGTCGTGTCAGTGGACGGCCTAAGAGCCATGCGCTGGGGGTCTACAATCATATGACTTGAGAGTAATGAAATATTGTTTGCTACATAGCTTAACTCAACGTCACTAAATAACATTTCTCTAAGCGCTTTACCGCTTCGTTGAATAAATAATGTGCCGCCTTCTGCTGCTTGTGGTCTAATTCCAAATTTATGCCCGCGTCTCGTTGCTGACTTAACCACAAAATTTGATGGAGTTATTGGGCTTAGGTCGGCTTGTGGAACAAAAAACTCTGCTGCTGTTGTAAAAATTTGCAAATCTCGTCCTGACCGCAAAGCTGTTATTGCGTTGACGCTATCAGTTTCAAGCGTGGCTACGAGGGCATCATCGTCTAAACCTTCTGCAATCTTAAAATTAAAAAAGTCACCTATTTTAGAGCCAAAAATTGTTGAAGGTTTGTTTGCGCTTCCACCAAAAAATAATCTGGATTCATGGAAAGTACACGTTCTAGGCCAGCCCCTCGTATTTGACCACGCATCCTCATATCCTGTTTCTAGTTCCCAGGAGCCAGAAGCAATAGCCACATCTTTTTCATAAAATGGAATTTCAGTTTGAGCTTTTACCACTGTTGCGCTTACAAATTCTATAATTTTAGCCCGGCCAAAATCGTTTAAAACATTAATATACTGGTCAACATTTGAACTTGCAAAAACAGAAGCGCTTGCCGTGATTGTCACTGCACCACTGACGCCATCAGGCGTTATGGTTGCATTTGGATTGCTTGTTGAGACAGTGTAAGCAACTTTTGGCTGAGTTAAACTTAAAGCTGAAGCTGCCCACGTTTGATTGTTTGCTCCACGTACAACTTTAAAAGGTGCAAAATTTTCATGTGTGCAGATTAAAGTGTCCGCACTTTGCGTAAAATAAAGTTTATTTAAATCAAAAGCAGATACTGAATATAATGTGCCTACAGAATAATCTAAATAATCATCTGTCCCGCCGTTTAAATTTTCAATTAACTGATTATTAGCAAAAAATCTAAATCTTATAGTTGAACTTGTATTATAAGCGCTTGCCAAAATCATAAATCGTTGAGTTGTTGAAAACTCAAACGCCATTAACACAGAAGAATTAGAGGGGTTATCTGCTGTTGCATCAAAGACAAATTTTAAACCAGGCCTTCTTGATACACCGCCTTGTGGCTCAAAAACTACATTATCAGCAATTGAAACTGAATCATAATATTGTTGTAAATCAATCCTTCCCCTCAGTAACGGGTCAATTTCACCAACAGTAAAATTAGCCTGATATTGTTTAATATTACTCATCTAACATCCGCTAGTGCATAGTCTGAAATAACGCTTGGCGTTTGCCCGGCACTGTCAATATTCATTGCTTGTCTAAAAAACCCACCACGCAAGTTTTCACCAGGGGAACCCAAAGAAACGCTTTTCCAAAATTCTGTTTTGTTTATTTGGTCTGTAATTATTTGAGCCAGGTGCCAAGTTACTTGATAAGATAAAAGCGTTACAAAATAAGTAGGCATAGAGCCTTCTGCGACTTGCTTTTGATAATCGATAAAAATACTTTCGGCATTTGTAAATAATACAGTTGTTCCGGCAGCACTTTGCCCAATTTCCCATATTTTAAACAATCCAGCCCCAGCAGAGCTAGACGTTCTTATTGCTCGTGGCACACCAGTTAACATATCAGAGGGTAGGGTGTATTGGTATTTCCATTCGCTCTCAGGCGTTGCTGTTTCTTTTGAGAGTTGTGCTTTTTTTATTGTAAAGCTCCAAGCATACATTCCAAGGGTCGTTAATTTAACGTCGTTGTAAAGTGTGCTACAGGCCGCACCAGCAGCCGAGCCGTCAGAAAAACTGGTAATTGTTTCTGCACCTAGAAGTAATAATGCTTTGTTACATATTCCAACATCTGAATCACCAACTGCCATCTTATTCTCCTAATGTGAAAGGGGCAACCTAAGCCGCCCCCAAATTTTATTAGTCGCTGTCAGTTACAGCGATGGTTACGCCGTCACCACAGTCAACAACGCCTGATGCGTTGGAAACGACTACATGGTGAGATGCTGTAGCTGTGCCGCCAGTGCTCGCGAAAGAATAAATCAAATCGCCTACTGAGACATCACCTGAAACATCGTTAAAATAACCAGCTCCATCAATTACGGTTTTCGCATCAGTAGATGTGTATGACCACATCTGAGGTGCTGAACCTTTCATAGATTGTCCCCCGATTGGGTTCCATCCAGCTCTTGAAAATGCCATTCTAAATCTCCTTTCTAAGATTATTCGTCACAAATAACGTCAACGAGACCAGCAGTATCAATAACTCCAGCGCCCATAGACAGCATTGCGCTGACTAAAAATGACGTCTTTTCTGGGACATAATTGACCTCAGTTTTTGGAGCTATGCCAACTGCACAACCGATTGCGCTTTTGTGGAATGCGTAGGTGGTTCGGTCTGATGATGAAACAGTTAGACCGCCTTCATCTCTGTCACCGATGATATGGAATTGGAAACCCATCATTGTGTTGATTTGGCCACCAACAAGTGCTTGTAGTGTCTGATAGTCACCACTCACCGCACGCTCATCGCCCAGCAAGCCGGCCAGGTTATTTGCGTGAATGATAAAGTGTCTGTCTGATGGTGGAACGTTAGCCGCATCCAAAGCTTTTTTCGCCGCTATAATTTTTCCGACGTTAAGATTTGAGTTTGCCGCTGAACCACTTGTTACAACAGTTTTTGCAACTGTCGAACCAGCAGAAGCTGCTTCTAGGGCGTCAATAATTACTTGGTCTTCACGACGTCCGATTGCATTTCCAACTACTTGCGCTAATTCCTGACGCTCATCGAAATTGATTTTTGCTTGGTTGAATATGTCTGAATATTCAGCAGCAATGTAATCAGTCAATGTGACAGAAACTTGTGCAAAAGTTGCGTTGATTGGCACGACATCTGTTTGTGGTGTTCTAATGGACGCCTGGCCTTTGCCTACGGTCGGGAATTTTACAGTGTCACCGACAACACCTGTTCGCATACGACAAACTCCACGCAAAGTTGCACTGGCTTGATAAGCCTGGTGTACTTCTGCTTCAAAAAGTTCAACGAATGCTGGTGATAGATTGGTACTCATTTGAGAAACCTCCAGTTAAGTTAAAATTTTACGCTTTGAGTTGTCGAGAATATCGGCCCTTAGCTTCGCTGAAACGTCAGCGCACGTTTAGATACGCGGGCCGCAAAGGTTATCCGTTATGTTTTATTAGCATTACAAGCCGCAACTTGTAAAGAATTTAATTGTATGAGTTAGAGTTTGTACAATTATTTGTACCTTCGAGTAAACCTTTCCTCGACTTCTCTAGTGAATTTTGGGTCACTTCCATAGCGTGGGTCAGCCATCATGCTCTGCGTTTCAGCTTTAAAATCAGCTTCAGAAACACCAGCTTCAGCTACATCAGCGAGTGGTATTTTTGACATATCGCCTGTCATACCCCGCATTTTTTGCATTAGCCGCTGGCCAATTGCATTGCCACCCCAATCATTTAACTGCTCGCGTTCTTCCGCTGAAATAACGCCCTTTCGCTCTAAACCATCTGACCAATCAATGTTTGATTTTATAATAGCATTGCCATTTGGACCTAGAGAAGCAAGTTCTTCTTCATAGCTTCGTTCTGCATTTTTTTGGTTGTCAGCGCTCATAGATGTGACTGTTCCAACAAGTTCATCAAAAGCAGCTTGATTAATGTTATATTTCTTGGCCCATTCAACAGTTGACTCTACGATAGGGTCATTTGTTTCAAAGCCTTGCTCTTCAATAATTGCAGTATCATAATTATCAGGCGCTTTGTGTTTGCCTTGAGAAAATTGTTTTTGCAATTCATCGTAAGACTTTGCCATCTTTTCAAGCTCTGGCCCGTCTTCTTCATTCCAAAACTTTTCAGGCAGCCATTCTGGTCGCTCAAGCTTTTCCACCTCTTCAGTTTTAGCTTCAACATCCTCTGCCTTGTGCGGTATTGCTTCCTCTGTTTCTTCAGTTTCTAGCGCTGTTTGCGCCATCAGACCATCCGGAGCTGCCTGTTCTACTTGCTCCTGAGCTTCTTCATTATCCATTTGCTCTCCTTATCCTTTGCTCGATTTCCCTAACCAATGAATTTTGTCCTTCTCTAGCATAACCAAATGAAGGGTCAGCGCCTGGCACCCAAGCTGGCTGCCGAACGGTAATATTAACTAAATGCTCTAGAACTTTTTTTCCAGATTCAGTTTCAAAACAACGCTTAAATTGAATATCTAATTCTTTTTGTAGGTTTGCGCTGGTAAGTTTTGTTGTTTGATTTTCAGCGTTTACGCCATCCCAACCAATATCGTTTATGCTTCTAATTCTGTCTGCCTGATTCATTATTCACCTATAACTTCTGATACTGCCCCCGCCGTATCCACTACGCCTTCTTGCTCCATAGCCTGTTGAGCCATTTGCATCATTTCTTGTTGCATCTCAGCACGTTCTTGTGGTGACGTGCGAAGTTTTGCCGGTATTCCAAGCTGGTCAGCTATGTAATCTCCAATAGCGTCAATTTTTATAAGTGTTTGACCCATAGGCCCAAGCTGCTGTGTAATTTGCATAAACTGCATTACCTCATTTAGCTTGTCCATATTGCTCGCCATTGCCAGCGGCGAAACTGGATTAACAGTAACTTCAAGCCCGTTAATTTTAAGTGGCAAGTCAATCATACCCATTTCGTCCATGAGTTCTAAGCTTCTACGCACAATAGGAAACATGGTTTCATTAATTAACCGCCCAAACGCTGCCCCCAGGTTTTGCGACAATTCTTTCATACGTTCAACAATTTCTGTAGCGCTCCGGGCAGACATATTATCGGGCGGGAGACTTTCATCAAGCAACGTTTTTCTAATAGCAACCCTCAAATCATTGGAGACTATTTGAGACAAGTTGTTATCACCACTGCGCGGCAATGGGGCTAGGGAAGGACCCCTGGGACCGCCNTTNCTTGAGACACCAATAACAGCGCCCGGAACAATTGAAATTGCTTGTGGATTTAAAACGCCATCATCGACTGCTGTAAATACGCCACCGATTGAAATACTGGCATTTTTAAGCGTTAGTTCAACAACTTTGTTTAATGTTTTTATGTCGGGTAGGGCGTAAAGCACTGGCCCGCGGCCATATCTTTCATTTGAGGCCTTCATATATCGCGAAACCACCCAAGGAAAAGATTTTAAATCCCTAGAAACAAGTTTAATATCTTCTTCTTTGGTTAAAATACAGTAATGAATATACCCATCTTCTGTATAGGTTGCTTCAATAAGCTCCACTTCTTTTGTAGGGTCATCCTTGTAACGTGCTTGCATGTCAGCGGGGATAGAAATATCAGGAAATTCACGTTCTAGCACGCGATAAGGCCGCCTTAAACGCCGGTAAACTGTATCAACTGTGCCGTTGGGACCTTCTTCAAACGTAACTTGGTGCGAAGGGATAGCTGTGTAGCGAATTGGCGTTGTTTCATCGCCTGGTTGA